CCCCTCCACACCCGGGGGCTTTTTGTTCCTTGCGGGGGGGGGGGGGGGGGGCCAAGGGCATTTTTCAACCCTGCGAAGAAAGACTCACATGGCAACCATCAAGCTCGGCAACAAGCCAAAGACATTCAAGCCATTCCCCGTCAAGTTCACTTTGCCTGACGGCGAATCTGGCGCGATCAACACGACATTCAAGTACCGCACCCGCAAGGAATACGGCGCGTTCCTGAACGAGTTGTACAGCAGTGCAGACACAGAAAAGCCGCAAGATGGTGACAAGCTGGACTTTGAGGCGCTGTTTGCCAAGGGCGGCGAGAAAACCGTCAAGAAGCTCATTGATGCAATCGATAGTTGGGACTTTGAATACGAACTGAGCGTGGAAACGCTGCTGCAAATGCAGGATGAAATCCCTGCATCTATCGCTGCGTTTGGCGACGCTTACCGCATTGCCTGTCTGGACGGGCGTTTGGGAAACTGAGCGCGGCGGCAGCTGCGATGTACGAGAAAGACGAAGGTCCACCAGCTAACGCCTTTCTCGCCGCGCTGGCTGCGCAGGCCAAAGAACAGTGTGTAGAGGTTTGGCCTGAAAACCATGCCGCGTTCAATCTGTTCTATTCGCTGCGCACCCAATGGCGGGTTGGCATGGCTGGGCCTACTGGCCTGGACTATGCCGCCGTGTATCCACTGCTCGACAGAACGGCCAAGAGTGAGCGGGAATGGAAAGACCTGTTCGATGACTTGCAAGTGATGGAGGGCGCGGCGCTCAAGCAGATGAGCGAGAACCGCTCCGACAACTAGCCGCCTCCGGGTGGCTTTTCTATTTCTTGGCTCGCCATTGGCGGGCCTTTTTCATTTGGGCACCCCCATGGCAGATCTCAGCGTAACCGGCGAAGTAGTCGTCACCTCGGAAAAGGCAGAGGCCGCCTTTGATCGGGTGGGGGACAAAGCCACGCAGATGGCCAATGAGGTGGCCGCGTCTGCTGGCAAAGCAGGCCAGGCCGTAGACAAGATAGGTGACGGCGCGGGCGCTAGTGCGGAGAAGTTCACCCGCGCCGAGTCGCGTATGCGTGATGCCATCAAGCGCTCCACGCAAGAGCTGCAACTGCTTGGCAAGACCGCTAGCGAGAAGCTGGAATTCAACATCAACGCCAAGGGGCTTGATGCGTCCAAATTCGCGCCGTACATCGAGGAACTGAAGAAGGCAGAAGCTGCTCAACGCATAGCCACGGGCGGGCTCGACAAGATGGGCATTTCTGCCGCCCAAACTGCCGCCGCATTGCGTGGCGTGCCTGCGCAGTTCACCGACATCATCACCAGCCTGCAGGGCGGCCAAGCCCCGCTCACCGTGTTCCTGCAACAAGGGGGCCAGCTCAAAGACATGTTCGGTGGCGCTGGTGCGGCTGCGCGAGCGCTCGGCGGCTATGTGGCGGGCCTGATTAACCCCTTCACCCTGGCGGCTGCGGGCGCTGCTGCATTGGCGGTTGCTTACAACCAAGGCTCCAAAGAGGCAGACGCCTACCGCACCGCGCTGGTGACGACGGGCAATGTTGCTGGCACTACTGCGGGCCAGCTCAAGAGCTACGCCCAAGAAATCAGCGGCGTGGTTGGGACGCAAGGAAAGGCCGCCGAGTCTCTGGCCGCGTTCGTCAGCACCGGGCGAGTGTCCCGCGATGTACTCAAGGAGGCATCGCAGGCGGCCATTGCGTGGGAACGTGCTACAGGGCAAGCCGTGGGCGCCACGGCCAAGCAGTTTGCAGATTTGGGCAAAGACCCACTGCAAGCCGTGCTGAAGCTGAACGAAGGCACCAATTTCCTCACAGAATCGGTTTACCGGCAGATCAAGAGCCTGGACGAGCAGGGCCGCACAGCAGAGGCCGCCGCCGTTGCCCAGCGTGCGTATGCCGATGCGTTGACTGGTCGGGCTGGCGAGATTGAGCGCAACTTGGGCTCAATCGAAACCGCCTGGAACAAGGTCAAAGATGCGGCCAAGGGTGGCTGGGATGCCATCTTGAATGTAGGCCGCGCTGAAACCACTCAAGACAGATTGGCCGCCACGCGCAAGCAGATCGCGGACTTGGAGAACCGCCTTGCTTCAGGCGGCGGGTTTGGCTCTACGGCAGGCGGCGCTGCGACTGGCCGACCAGATGCGGCCAATAACGCGCGTCTGCAGGCGCAACTGCTTGGGCTGCAGGCTCAGGCCGCCGCTCTGGAAGGTGTGGCATTCGCAGCTAAGACAGCAGCAGAGGCCGAGGCCGAGCGCGCCAAGCAAATGCAAGCGACTGCAGCTTGGGACAAGGAAGGGGCCAAGTACCTGACCGACAAGGCCAAGCTGGAGCGCGACCTCACCGCCGCACGTAATGAAGGCCTGGCCGCTGGCAAGTCGCAAGCTGAAATTGAGCAGCGCCTGGCGCAGATCCGCGAGAGCTACGCCAAGAAGGGCGGCAGCTCTGCCGCGTCAGAAAACAAAGAACTGCGTGAGCGCCAGCGCATCTATGCTGAATTGGTAGGCGTTTCCAGCACCTACTACAACGACTTGGCAGCAGCGCAATCGGAGCGGGCCAAGGGCAACCTGAGCGAAGCCGAGTACGTCAAGTACGTGGAGACGCTGATCCAGAAGCAGCCCTTTGCCGTGGCCCAAGAAAAGGCCCGTGCCGAGGCCATCAAGGAATCCGCCAAGGCCGCCTCCGAATCTGCCAAAGCCCTTGGCGCATGGTACGAAGTGCGCGAGAAGGAATCGCAGGGCCTGCAAAACCAGATCAACGCACGCCGTGAAGAAGTGTCCATGATGGGCATGTCAACCGAGGCGGTGGTGGCCTACACCCAGGCCAAGTACGAGCAGCAGGCAGCGGAGAAGGAGGCCTATGCCGCCGCGCTGGAGTCTGCATCGTTCTACGCTGGCGAGTACGCAGAAGCCTACAAGACAGCCGCCGAAGCCGCACGACAACAGGCGGCACAGTTGCGTGAGCTGGGTGGGTTGGAGGTGGAGAAGGCCAACAAAGATGCGGCCAAGAAGGCCACCGACGAGTGGGAGCGTGCGGCAGCGGATATTGAGCGCGCACTGACAGACTCGTTACTCAGGGGCTTCGAGTCCGGCAAAGACTTCGCTGAGAACCTGCGCGACAGTCTGAAAAACATGTTCAGCACGCTGGTGCTGCGCCCCGTCATCAGCGCGGCTCTCAGTCCTGTGGCCGGTGCTGTGAATGGATTCGTTGGCAACGCAGTTGGCGGCGCCGCTGCTGGCTCTGGCATTGGTTCGGGGATCGCCACCAGCATTGGCACAAGCGCCATCGGCAGTGCGTTCAGCCTGGGCCTGACAAACTTCGGCACGGGCTTGGGCTCCACGCTGGCGAACGGTATTTTTGGCGGCATCGGCACCAACATTTCCAACTTCGGCACTTTGGCCGGGGCAGGGAATCTGTCGGGTGCTCTGGGTGTGGCCGCGCCATACCTGGCAGGCATCGGTGCCTTGTACGCCATCATCAAGGGCCTGGACGACAGCGGCACGTATCACACCGGCGGAGCGGCCCAGTACAGCGGCGCGCGTGGTTTGCGCACCAGTCTGGGATTCCGAGACAACGAAGAGGGTTTGCCCTCCTACAACCCGAACGACAACATCGATAACCAGTTCGGCACTGGTTTCGGGTACGTCGAGCGGGGGGATCAAGCCATCAGCGCCGTCAGCGCCATTGCGCAAGGCCTCGGCACCGCATTGGACGGCATTGCCGTGGCATTCGGACAAACGGCAGGGTATGAAATCGCCACAGCGTTCGCCGACGACTCCAGCGGAGACGGTGCATGGGGCGCGCTGCGCATCAGCAAAGATGGGCAAGACCTGCTGAACTGGCAAGACACGCGCACCAGCCGCTGGGCGCCCAAAGAGTTTAGCGACGGCGAAGCGGGGTACAAGGAGTACCTGGCAGCGGTCGCGAAGGACACCCGCCAGGTGCTGCTCGATATGGATCTGCCCAGCTGGGCGGATGACATGCTCGAAAGCATTGGAGATTCGGCCAGCATGGAGCAGCTCGCTGGTGTACTGACACAGATCGGCGTGGTGCAATCTGCATTCGTCGCGCTGGGCAAGAGCATGGAAATGTTCGCCGACCTGACCGACGAAATGCAGGCGGGCCTGCTGGACGCAGCCGGGTCTATCGAGGCGCTCACCGCTGGCGCGGGGGCCTTCTACCAAGGCTTCTACAGCGAGCAAGAGCGCGTCGACGCTGCCGTGGCGCAGCTCAACGAAACCCTTGACGGGCTGGACTTGAGTATTGACCCACGGATGGGCGACGATGCCAAGGATCAATTCCGCGCAGCGGTAGAGGCGGCTTTTGCGGCTGGCGATGCCGAGCTGGCGGCGGCCCTGCTGGCTATCTCGGGCAACTTTGCAAGCGCTGCTGACTACTTCGCGCAGTTGTCAGACGCAGCGGCGCAAGCTGCCAAGCAAGCTCTGGACGCGGCACGCGGCGATGCATTGAACAATCTGCGCCGCGCCGTTGACCGTGACCGCACGGCACTGCAAGACCAAGCATCTACGCTGCAAGACACCATCAGCGGCATCAGTTCGGCTGTGGATATGTTGCGCAGCAACGCCGCCGACCTGTACGGCACTGTGCAAAGCACTGCGCAGCAACTCGCCGCGCAGGGCATGGTGTACGTAGAGCAGGCATTGGCAGGTGTGCAAGCTGGTGGCTCGGTGCTGGACTACACCGGCCTGGAAAGTGCAATTGGCGCAGCACGCGGCGGAATCGCCAGCGGCACCTATGCCAGCCAGTTTGAGCGCGAGCGCGATGCCATGGTGCTGGCGGGACAGTTGAGCCAGCTTGGCGATTTGGGCGATCTGCAGTTGAGTATCGAAGAGCGCCAGCTCAACGCAATCAACTCGCAGATCGAGTACCTCGACGGCTTAGCCAAAACTGCGCAAGACCTGGTGGACGGAACGGCGGAACTCACCGGTACGGTGAACTCGTACTTCCAGCAGCTGCTTGAGCTGATGAAGGAGCCGGAGCAGGCAACGACCAAGCCTCTTGCGGCAACGACACCAGCTAGTGGATTCTCGTCTGGATCGGACGGCGGTGGTGGGGGCAGTGGGGGTTTTGATCGCCTATCGGAGATCAAGGACTATTACAACCAGACGCTTGACCCTGATGCTCTCCGCATGCAAATGTGGCTGCGTGGCTGGACGCTGGAGGACATGGCTGCGGCGGCTGATGTGACGACCGACTTTGCGCGGGAATACCTCAAGCTGCCCAAGTTCGCGGTGGGCACGAACTACGTGCCCCGCGACATGCCAGCCATCGTCCATGAGGGCGAGGCCATCGTTCCCAAGGCGTTCAACCCTTGGGCGAACGGCGGCGGGTCTGTGGGGGGCGGTAATTCCGAGCTGATTGCGGAAGTGCGGGCGCTGAGGGTAGAGGTGGCTGCTCTGCGGGCATCGGGTCAAGCCATTGCCGAGAACACCTCTGGCACACCCCAAATGGTGCGGCAGTTCGACCAAGTGACACAAGGCGGGAACGCCATCAGAAACAAGGCACTCGCATGAACATTCTTCTGCCAAAGACCATCACTGCATCGATGTTCGGCACGGGGACAAACATACCCGCTGTCGATTCATCGGTCGGTGAAGTGGCTTGGGTTTCGGGGACGAATTACGCAGTCAAAGATCGGCGTGTTGATGGGGACTACGTGTACGAGTGCGTGCAGGCGATAACGACTGCACCACAGAATACCTATGCCCCGTCAGACGCCAGATCGGCTGGCTACTGGCTGATCGACAAACGCAATCCGACAAACAGGATGGCGCCTTTCGACAAGTACTTATTCACCAAAGCCAAGCGGGCTGGCTCAATCACTTACCAGTTGACTCCCGGCTTTGTGACGGGGCTGGCTGTGTATGGGATTGAGGGCGACAGCATTGCCATCACCGTCACAGACGGGAATGGTGTTGAGTTGATGCCGCCTCTTGCTGAGGACTTGTGGGAAACACCCTTTGATGAGTACCAGTACCTCTTCGGAGAAATGGGGCGGCGCAGCTACTTCACCGTGAGTGGCCTGCCTTTGCACCCAGATGTGGTTATCACCATTACGGTGTCGCGCAACGTGCCAGCAGAGACAGCCTCGATTGGGTTTTTGAGTGTGGGCACATGGGAGCGCCTGCTTGCTCCGATTTCCAGCCCGACGACTGGTGTGCAGTACGGGGTCGAGGCCACGACCCGCGATTACTCGACCTACATCGACTACCCGGACGGCATGTACGAAGAGGTCGAGGGGCGCAAGGCTACCGACATCAACCTTTCGTGCGTGATCGATGCTGGCGAAGCACCGGCAGCGCTGGGTTTACTGGAGCAAATCTTGGGCAAAGCAGTCGCCATTGAGGTGAGCGATCTTCCCCGGTACAGCCATCTCGCAACAGTTGGAAAGGTGACTGGCTCCGTGCGCGCCGTGACCTGGCCGACAGCGCAGGTTGACCTACAAATAAAGGGCAATGTATGACCATAGAAGCACCCCCACCAGCGCCATCAGTGCCTGAATACCCAGCAATGGGCGACCCGCAGTTCGGCAAGAAAGCCTTCGCTGTGGGCACATCCATGCCTGGCGTCGTCAGCGGCATCAACGCCATGGCGCAGAACGTCTACAACAACGCGCTGCAAGTGAGCGAAACCAGCTCAACAGCCCAGGCCGCAGCCCTGGCCGCAGAAACCAGCGCCCAGACCGCCGCAGGCATCTCGGGCGCGCCGCAGTGGGTTGCCGGTGACTACGAATTTGGAACCTTCGTCTGGTCGCCCCTGAGCCTGCTCACCTACCGCCGCAAGACTGCGGGAGTGACCGCATCCACGGTTGATCCATCCATTGACACAGTCGGATGGAAGCTGGCGGGCTCGGTCATGTCCATGCCGCAAATCGAGCTGACCACCGCAGGCCCGCACCAGCTTGCCGTGGGCATCCACTACATCGTCAAGCATCCCGATGCCGTGTGCCTCATGCCCGCAGGCGCAGCCCCGCAAGAGCAGGTGCGAGTGACGAACAAGAGCGGTTCTGTCCGGGTGCAGTTACTGCGCAACGGAAGCACCTTCAACGACGTGGACGACGACGTGGTGCTGGACTCTCGCGGCATCGATAAAACATTCACCAAAGCAGCGGGGAACACCTGGATATGACTAAACCATTTAGCTCAATTTTTGGCACTGGTGCCCCGGTTCGCAGCCGCAAAGTCTGGTCAGGGGCTGATCGCCTTTACCCAGCCATCATCGGTGCATCCAAAGACCCAGTGAAAATTCGAGGGTCAATTCCATCGGTGTCGAGTTATGGGCTGTTGGCGCACAACGGCCTAGACGCCTATGTCTTCTCGTCTGGAACCGGCATCTACACGACACCAGACTTGCAGACAGCCACCAGCCGATCGTTGGCAACGTCCGTGGCGGGCCCTGGTGCATCGCTGGTCTACTTCAAAGGCAGCTTTTTCTACGCATCAAACTCAGCTACTCCAGCGCCCATCGTGCAGCGATCTGCCGACAAAGGCGTGACGTGGACAAGCTCCAGTTTGGCAAACGCTAGCTTGTCGGTCATCGGAGACACTCTCTACGCCTGCCGTTTACCGTTGACTAGTGGCTACGCTGCAGATGCAGGGTTTCAAACACTGTCAGACCCAGCGGGTGCTGTCGTAAGCCGTGCTTTCAGTAGAGCCTCATATTGGGTCAAAGTGGCAGGCAATGCAAACCGCCAGTACGCTTTTGCAAAGAGTGCATGGAACTCAGCATCGCTGGTGCAGGCGGATGTCTCGACAAACGGCACATCCTTCTCTCAGGACGCTGCTTATGAAGCGCTTGCCGCCCGCGCCCCTTCTGGTGCGGTGTTGAGCAACGTTGCATCGCTAGCCAACGGTGCGGTGATGGTGTTCAGTTGCACATCGTCTGGCCTGTTCAGCCTGGTTGCTGACAGCGCTGGCGCTTGGAGCATTGGTGCCTCGCTGCCCCAAGAGTTGGATGGCTACCGATTTGTCGGCATAGGCAGTGGCGGTTCATACAACGCCATCAGCCAAAGTTACACCGATAGCGATGGCGTTGCACACTACATATTTATTGTGCAAGACGCGGCTGGCAATTACCTGGCTCGCATCGGCTCGACTTATGACGGGAAAGAGTGGCGCTTCCTGCCGCCCCACTACAACTTTGGAACGACGTTGCCAACCGTGCAACTCGGTGTGTTCTCAAAGATTGATGGAACACCACTTTTTCACGCCACAGTTGGTGCGCTTGCCGAGGCCAACATGAACGCGGTGGAGCTTTACTATGAAGTCTAAGTACGATCTTTGGGGATGGTTCAACGGCATCGCCTCCGAGGGCGAGTTTGAGCGCGTGACCGAGGCCAGCCCCGGCACTGTGCCGCCCCGCGTGGTGGGCGAGCCGTACCCCAACTGGACGGGCCTGGAGTGGGTGGCGCTGCCATATGTGGAGCCGCCAGCGCCCGAGGTGCTGCCGCCACCAGCCCCGCCCGTGCCGCAGCAGGTTAGCCGTGCGCAAGGCAAAGCAGCGCTCATCCTGGCAGGCCTATGGGAGGCGGTGCTGGCCCATGTGGCAGACATTCCTGACCCTGTGGAGAAGGCACTTGCCGAAGTTGCTCTGCACGACGCGACAACCTGGGAGCGCAGCAGCCCCTATCTCAATGCAGTGGCTGCAGGGCTGGACCTGACTGATGAGCAGCTGGACGCACTCTTCATTCAGGCAGGCGGCATAGCGCTATGAAAAAGCTGCTGCAACTCCTGACAAACCCGCTTCTGGCGGGTTTTTTTATGGCCGTCGCATTGCTTGGGTGCGGTGGTGGCGGGGCTGGACCTGCTCCAGTGTCCGTCGAAATCTACGGGGACAGCATCACCTTCGGCCCAGCAATCGAGCGCAACGTGGCCGCCCAGGTCAAGGCGTTGCGCCCCGGCTGGCTGGTGGATGACCGCAGCGCAGCAGGGCTGAACCTGCGCGATCTGGTCACTGGCTACGCAGAGCCATTCCCCGGCGCTCCGCAGTCGGACTACCCCAAGGGCGCGCAGCCAGCATTCGACAAGGTGCAGCGCTCGGCGCGGTTTGTCGTGATCGAGCTTGGCGGCAATGACGCGCTCAGCGAGCGGCCCCCCGAGCAGTTCGAGGCCGATTTGCGCAGCGTCATTGATGTGCTGGTGAGGGAGGGCCGATCCCCCGTCATGACCGGGATTGTCGGAGTTCCGCCCAGCGACTACTTCACCCCCGCCGCGATGGCCCGCCGCGATGTGCTCAATGCCATCACGCACAAAGTGGCGCAAGCCTACGGCCTGCCGCACGCCGGGTGGGGAGAAGACTACCAGGGTGAGGCTGACACGCACGACCTGATCCACAGAACACAAGCCGCATCGGATCGGCTTGCAGCGCTGCTTGTTGCGGCAATTGAAAAGGCTGAGGAATGAATGATGCATTCGAGCAAGACGTTGCCCGCGCACTCGACCACGGCGACAAGCGCATGAACACGCTGACTGACGAAATCACGGCGGTGAAGCTGGAGCAAGCTGAATTCCGGCACTTGCTCAAAGAAAACACCGACGCCACCAACGCAATCAAGGCCGACACCGCAGAGCTGCTGGAGGCCTTCCGCAGCTTCAAAGGGGCAATGAAAGTGCTGGAGTGGATCGGCAAAGCGGCCAAGCCCATTGGCTACATCGCCGGTTTCTGCGCTTCCATCGCGGCATTCTGGACGGCCATGAAAAGCGGAGTGACACCAAAATGACGCCGCGCCAAAGACTGGCCGCCAAGATCGGGGCAGGCGCGCTGGCTCTCGCGGCTCCGCTGGTGGCGTATTACGAGGGAACCATTCTTCGCACCTACCGCGACCCGATTGGCATCCTCACCAGTTGCACCGGCCACACCGGGCCCGAACTGCGCATGGGCCAAACGTGGACACAGGAACAGTGTGACCAGCAGCTGTACGAAGACCTGCTCAAGCACGCTGAGGCCATCGACTGCATCAAGCGACCGCTAACCGATGGTCAAAAAGCCGCGTTCCTGTCGTTCGCGTTCAACGTTGGCAACCATGCGTTCTGCCGATCCACTCTTGCCAAGAAAGCCAACCAGGGCGACATGATGGGCGCCTGCGCTGAGCTATCCCGCTGGACGCTGGCAGGGGGCAAGGAGCTACCCGGCCTCGTTCGTCGTCGGGAGGCAGAGCGGGCCATGTGTGAGGGGGAATCATGATCTATACACATGTGGCCGCAGGAATCGCCGGGGCTGTCCTGGCCGGTGTGCTGTCTTGGCAGGTGCAGGCCTGGCGCTACGACGCGCAGATCGCTGACATCAAAGCCCAGCACGCCGCCCAATCAGCTAAGGCCCAGGCCGACACTCGAGCCGCTGAACTCGCCTTCAACCAGAAACTGCAGGACGCACAAAATGAAGCCACGAAACGCGAAACCAAGCTCCGCGCTGATGCTGCTGCTGCCCGCCGTACTGCTGACGGCCTGCGCGGCACCCTCTATGAATTCCGTGCAAGTCTCCCCAACGCTTCCACAAGCGCCCTCATTGCGCGAGCCGATACCGCAGCAGAGCTACTCGGAGCGTGCGTCAGCGAATATCGAGGCGTGGCAGAGTCGGCTGATCGGCACGCTGCGGACGCCGTGATGCTGCTGGATGCGTGGCCGTCAAAGCCGCGCTGATACGAAAGTGATACGGGTGGTGGAATCTTCCCGTGTAGCGACCCATTGAACTACGAGGAGATAGGGTAGATTCTAATCGCCAAAAGATGTGTTTCTATAGTGCTGCTGTACCATCGCGTATCACCGTGTGATTTTGCAGGTGATATTTTCTTGATACCGTATCACTGCACATGGCGAGCATCATCCAAGTTGGCGGGAAGTGGCGGGCGCTGATCCGTCGCAAAGGCCACCCATCATACTGTCAGACCTTCACTACCAAGGCGCAGGCGCAGGCTTGGGCGCGCGGCATTGAGGCAGACATTGACCGGGGGCAGGTGCTGGCGCCCAAAGCGGTTCTAGGCCGTGTGGTGCTGGTATCAGACCTGATTGATACGTATCGCAAGCTGCGGGAGAAGTCGCGGCCCATCGCTGATACATCCAACGAGCATTACATGCTCAAGACCTTGGCTCGATACCTTGGGCCTCTGGATGCGGCCAAGCTGTCACCGGCTGACCTTGTAGCCTATGCGGAGGCACGCAAGGACGAGGACGGCGCGGGGCCTTACACGGTCAACATGGATATTTCCAAGCTCGGCACCGTCATGCGGCTGGCAGGGGTGCACCTGAAAATCAACCTCCCGGATGCCGTGGGGCAGGCCCGCCCGCTGCTGTCGCACATGCACTTGATAGGCGGTGGTGGTAAGCGCGAGCGCAGGCCGGAAGAAGATGAATTGGCGCGCATCACCGAATGGCTGGAGTCCAATCGCGGGCGTGTCTTTGCCGACGTAGTGCGCTTCGCAGTGATGACAGCCATGCGGCGGGGTGAGATTGTCCGCCTGGAGTGGGCCGGGCTCGACCACGAAAAGAAGTTGGCACTCATCAAAAATCGCAAAGACCCGCGCAAGAAGGTTGGCAACGATCAATGGGTTCCGCTGATGAACGGGTCGTGGGAGCTTGCGCAGGCCCAGCCCAAGGGGGATGCGCGGATCTTTCCCATTCATGAGCAGACGTTGAGCAAGTATTTCAAGGATGCGTGCAATGCGCTATCCATTCCAGACCTCCATTTCCACGACCTGCGCCACGAAGGTATCAGCCGCCTGTTTGAACAGGGCTTTGACATACCCCGCGTGGCTTTGGTCAGTGGGCACAAGAGCTGGAACAATCTCAGGCGCTACGCTCAATTGAAGCCAGAGGACTTGCACCGTGGGCCTGGCGCGCTTCCTGGCGGCGCTGATCCAGATACTCCGCAACGTCCCTGATATCGGCCCAACGCTTGCCGTTGTCGATGTAGGTGGGGATTTCAAACCGCGCCGCGCTGATCTTGCGGCGGATATTCGGCGGTGTCGTCTCCAGAATCTCGGCCACGCGGTCGAGGTCAACGCGCAGGCCGTACTTTTCGATCAGCACCATTTGTGTGAGCAGGCTCATTCCTGACCTCCAAAAAGAAAAGCCCCTATGCGGGGCTAGTGGTTTGTGTGAATCGGCGTTTCTTCCTCGGGCTCGGGTAGGTCGGCTTCGTCATCGTCCCCGTCCCGTTCGTCTTGCCAGCGGTCGTGCTTCTCTCCGCGTTCGCGGGCTCGGCGGCTCATGTCTTCTCTCCCAGCCTTGCTCGGGCTGCAACTGCAGCGTCATACAGCTTGGGGTGGTAGCTGTTGCACTCCCATGTGTCAGACGTTTCTGCTTCAATGGCCTCCAGCATCTGCTGAATCAGCGCATCGTCCTGCTTGCGGACTTCGGCCTCGATGGCGCGGGCAATTGTTATTGGGCTGATCTCTTTTTGCTTCCCATCCAGCATGGCTGCGCACTGCTGGCTAACCATGTTCATGATCCATTCATCACTCAGCATTTCTGCCACCCTTCTGCGTGATGCCGTGGGCGGCAGGTGGGTACATCCAGTGGCAGTGCCATGTGTTGAAGTGCTTTTGCGCAAAGCCAACCCCGCTGACAAAGATTCCGCCCGTGTGCTTC